GAGAAAACCTCAAGATTCCCGCAATAACCGCTGTTTACCGCGCGGCCCGGACGGTCGCTGCCGGCTGGATACCGGCCGATCGGCCGTGAATACCTTGCCCAACGGAGGTTTTCTTGCGGTTTTCTCATTGCAGCGCCCACCCTGACCGGGGCTTGGTCTTGCCGGGGATGGTTTGGAATTCGGCCTGCCGCTGCTTGATCAGGGCCTCGGTCACGTTGGCGTAGACGGTCGGGCTGATCGCTAAATGGCGACGAAGCCTCCAGTCCGGCACCGGATAGTCCCCCGGCTTGCCCCGGTCGCGGCACATGACCAGGTACCGCGTTGCCTTCTTGCACAGGCCGTCGAATTCACCCATCGCCACGTACGTCGAGGCCAGGTACAGTTGGCGCCGGGTCTGGTGCATGGCGAAGGTGGTGGCCCACTCGACGGACGGCAGGCCGATGACGGGGTCCTCGTGGTTCTCGCTGCAAGCGTACAGCAGCGCCATCTTCGTCGCGTTCTCGCATGTCCGGCTCCAGGCGGTCTGGGCCGGCTCGTCATTGGCCGCGTGGGCCTTGTCCCACTCATCCTCGCCCATCCGCTGGAGCTTGGTCAGGGCCTGCTCGGCCTCGGGCGTGAACGGCACGACCCTCGGGTCCGGGTGGACGTTGTACAGGTTCCCGGCCATGGGCCTACCCGGGGTGAACTCCGCCCACCAGCGTGCCGTCTGGATGATGCTCTCGGGGAGGCTGCGAACCGAGCCGGGCAACTGCCCCCGGCCGCGCTTACCGATGTCCACGATGATCAGGCGGGCGAAGAAGCCGTTGGTGAGCATTCGATGGGACAGCGACTCGTAGAAGTATTGCGGCGTGGCCGTCCCGAACAGCGTCAGGTGCGGCTGGTCGATATGGGCCATATCCTTCTGGCCGGCCTTGACGCGGATGGGATAGTGGATGTTGGCCGACGTGTAGAGCGTCAGCAGGATGTTGGGGATCGACTCGTGTTTGTTGTCGCGGTCGAAGTTGATCTGGCGCAGGACGCCGTCCATCTCGTCGTTCTGGAACAGCATGGCGTTGGATCGCAACAGCGCGTCCTGAATGCCCTGGCCGCTGGCGAACTTATCCCCGAGCGCGGCGATGTGCCCGATCTCGAACAGCACTCGTGAGTTGACCTTGCGGGGATAGTCCTTGCCCGTACCAGAACTCGCTAACGCGAGTAAGTAGATGTTGGGCCGCAGGTCCGTGGACGTCTGGACCTTCCGGCCGCACAGGTAGGACTGCAATGCGATGGCACCGCAGAACGCCAGGCCGACGTTCGGGTATGGCGCGTTGGTCATCGTGAAGTCCATGACCCGCGACACCAGGCCCGGCACCTGGAAGAGATGTTCGGGGATCGGCCCGGGGTCGGGATTGTCGGGCAGGTCTGACCCGTTCTCGGCATTGTCGGCCCCACAATGGCCGTTCTCGGCATTGTGTGACGAACAGCCGACGATCTCGGCCGACATTTCCACAATGGCCGAGATGTCCACGCCTGTGGCCTCCTCTGGCGATTCTCCGTAGCCCTGTTCCGACAATGCACGTGTGGCGGCCGAGAAGTCACCATCATGCTCCAAGAGCGTGTACACGGCGAACGGGCTGTAGCTCTCGTGCATCTCGAATGGGTAGGCATTGGACGAGAAGACATAGAATGTGCGGTCCTCTAGCCGAAGCGTGGCGGATTGGTCTTTGCTCTTGCCGGGCCGGCGCCAGTGTTCGTTGATGTCGTCCTTACGAACGTACGTCCAGCCGTGAGCGGCCAGTACGGCCTGGACATCGCCCCGGCGGTTGTAGTCATCCCCGGGCCTGTGGCTGCTGTCGTCCGAGATCCGGCCGGTGTGCGAATGGTGAGCCAGAGAATCGCCATTGTGCGACCTGTCGCCCGACATCGCCGACTTCTCGGCCATCTCGTTCAGCTCTCGGGCACATTGCCAGAGAATGTCGCGTTCGGCCTCCGAGATCACCGGTAGGTCCGTCAGGTCGCCCTGGACCAATTGGTAACCGGGCGTGGGGGCGCACAGGAACAGCCCGCCTTCGCCGCGTGTCTCGATCAGCGTGATGATGACGAAGGTGGTGCCTTGCCGGTCGGTGTGAACGACGTATTCCTTGCCCTTGAGCACGACGACCCGCTCGCCGTCGGCGTTGAGGGTGATCTCGTCCTCGGTGACATCGCGCCTGCGTCGAGCGAGGGCCTTGGAGCCGCAGACGGCGATGATGCAGCGATAGGCCGCGTGCCAACCGTCGGACTGGGTGTTCTCGATGGGCAGCCGGTCGAGCAGACCCGGCGCGGCGGCGTTGACCCGGTCGCACCACGGGTCGAACAGCTCGCCGCCGTAGTCGAAGTCCATCATCTCGGCGTTGCCTGAGATCTTCCCGCAGACGATGCACACCGCGTCGGGGTTGTTAGCAAACCATGCCGACAGCTCCACCTCGGTGGGCATTCTCTTCTGATAGGGATTCCACAGGCCCACGACGGGCCGCTTCGCCGCCCTGTCGGCCGGCAGGGCGCACAGGCCGGCCGCGAGGTAGGCGCGGACGGCATCAGGGATGGCCGTGGCCGTCAGTTCCACGAGACCTCCTGATGCCGGCGTGCAGCCGGGTTGGCCAGAGCCCAGTCTGCCCAGTCCTTGATGTAGCCGCACAGACAGTCCAGGTCGGCCTGCTCCGGCGGGCCGATTCGTCCCTTCCATGCCGTACGGATGCTGCTGACCGTCATGTATTCGGCATCGCCCTCCACAATCAGCACCGTCGCCGGGCAGAACAAGGTCAGTCGCTCGAACAGAATGCGCTGGCCCGTGCTCAGGGTTTGATGGTCCTTCCACTCCATCAGGAGCAGGTTGCCGTTGATCTCCACCAGGCCGTCAACGTCCGTGAAGGAAATGTTGCCGGGCAGGCAGTGCTTGAACACGCCGAACTTCAGCCGTTTCTTGCGGTTGAAGCATCCCTGCCGCTGGCAATCCCAGTTCATGACGATGGTGCTATCTGACGACATGGCACACGCTCCCGATGTCCCTGAACGATGCGGCGAACATATCCTGGTGGTCGCCGAAGTAGATCACGGCCTGCCCCTGAAGCGGTGTGGCTGTCTTCTTGCCGGGCTTCCAGAAACGGACCCGGCTGGCCGGGAAGCACACCGCCGACGCCGTGCTCAGCAGCGTCTGGAACCAGCGGGTCTCCGTTGCGTTGTTGACCAGCACGATGGCCTCCGGAACATCCCCGGAGCTGTGGTGGTCAACGAGAGCCTGGCAGAACTGCTGGATCTGCGGCTGGGCGTAGGGCGGGTTCAGGAACACACGGCCCGCCCACGGTTGGCTCAACCCGTCGTTCTCAGTGGTGTAGTAGTGCACGGCCCCCACAACGCGGTTAGCCTCGGCGCTGGAGGCGGGGTCGAGGTCGATTCCGCCCATGACGGCGACGGCGCGCTCAATGTACTCCGCCGGTGTGTACCATTCATTGTCACCGGCGTTGTGGACGACGTGAGGCTGCCTGAGACGCCTGTACTCGGCGTGGATCGTCGTCTTCCCCGCACGCAGCTTCTCCTTTGTACCCTCGTCTGCGTGCTTGTCGATGTACTCGACTCTCGCAATGGTGCGTCCGGAGATTCCGGCGACATGGCCAAGGTGATCGCGCGTTTCGGTAGCACCGCGACATTCCGGCCGTTTGGCCGGGATGTCTTGATGCAGGTCCGTTCTCGTCCCTTGCCGTTTCTTCGCTTCCGCCGCCAGAAGCGGCTTGAGTACCAAGACGAGCTCCGCCCGCTGGTACGGCGTCAGATTCCGTCGACCGAACTGGTGTTCAATGACCCATCGCTTTGCATCGTCGCGACCGGGCAGACTGAGCTTGCGGACCTCATAGTCGATGCCGTAGCGGTCACAGATACTCTTGCGGTTGTGCCCGTCCAGAAGAACGCCCCGTTCGGCCCACACAATCAGCGGGTCCAGACACCCGTCACGGAGAAGGCCTTCCTCCAGGCCGGTACGCTCCTCCTTCGTCGGGGGCGGGATGAGGCTTCGAAGCTCCTCATCGACAGCTACGTCACATTTCGCTGCACACAGAACCATCTGTCGCTCTCCTCAGAACGGAATCTCGCTGTCATCGGGGGGCCAGTCGGGCACCTGAATGTCGTCACCGTCGCGCTCATCCGCACCGTCCAGGCGCGGGGGAATCAGGCTGAGCTGGTAGTCGATGATCCGGTCGTACTTCTCCCCGGCGACGCTGCGAACGGTGATGGCGCTGGCCGTGGCGATTCCACCGGCCTCGCAGATGGCTACGGCATCTTCGGCGGTGTCTGGTAGCATCTCGTTCGACCGGGCGCGCCACCAGCCCTCGAACTTCGCCCGGGCGTAGCCCGTGTGCTCGGGACAGACCCATTCGCTGTGCCATTCGCCGAAGCGCACGCGATAGTCCACCCGCATGGTCCGGGGATGGTCATCCGGGGCACCCCGCTTGTGATGCACGGTATAGTAGACGTCGCTCACGTCATGTTCGGTGTCCGTGACCTGGCCACTGAGGATGCCGGCTCCGCTGGCCTGGGCGGCGTGCTTTTCCTTCTCCGGCGGCGGGAACTCGTATCCGCACTCCGGACACGTGGCGTAAGCCGCGTGGATCAACGCCTGGCACTCGGGGCATTCCTTGGCCGGCGCCTCCCCGCCGGATTGCCCCGGTGTCTTGATTCGCAGATCATCGACGGGGCCGTGACGGAGGATGTTTCCACCGTAGTCCAGGACGAGACAGTCAATCTTGCCTGGGTGCAGGCGGAAGCCGCGACCCACCATCTGATAAAACAGGCCCGGGGAGTTGGTCGGTCGGAGCAGGACGACGCAGTCGATGTTGGGCGCGTCGAAGCCGGTGGTCAGGACATTGACGTTGGCCAGGTACTTCAGGTCGCCCGACTTGAAGCGGTGCAGCGTGCCCTCTCGCTCGAGACCGGGCGTCTCGCCACAGACGAAGCCGCATTCCTGGCCGGAGATCCGCCTGATATGCCCGGTGACGTGCTTGCCGTGCTGGACGCCACTGGTGAAGATCAGCACGCTGCTGCGGTCTCGCGTCAGTTCGATGATCTCCTCGCAAGCCGACTGGACAAGCGTGTACTGGTCCATGGCGGCTTCGACTTCCGAGGCGACGAACTCCCCGCCGCGGACGTGCAGGCCGTCCAGGTTGGCCTTGCTCTTGCCCGCCCGGCTCTTGAGCGGGCAGAGGTAGCCCTGGGCAATGAGCTCCTTGACCCCGATCTCGTAGCAGACGTGGTTCAGCAGGTTCTCCGGCCCGCAGATCATGCCCGACGCCATGCGGTACGGCGTAGCGGTCAGGCCGATCAGGCGCACGTTGGGATTGACCACCTTTGCCTCGGCCAGAAACGTGCGGTACATTCCCTCGCCATCGGGGGGTAACATATGTGATTCGTCTAGAAGGATCAGGTCGAACGCATCCAGCTCAGCGGCGCGCTTATAGACGCTCTGGATGCCGGCCACGGTGATAGGCTTGCCCGTGTCGCGGCTTTTCAGGCCGGCCGAATAAACCCCGATCTGCATCCACAGGTCGGGCGCCATGATGTGCAGCTTCTCAACAGCCTGCTCGAGCAGCTCCTTGACGTGCGCCAGAATGAGTACGCGCCCACCCCACTTGGTTACAGCATCCCGACAGACCGTGGCCATCACCGGGGTCTTGCCGCCTGCCGTGGGGATCACGACGCACGGGTTGTCGTCCCGGCGGCGCAGGTGGTCGTAGACGGCGTCGACCGCCTCGACCTGGTACGGCCGCAGCGTGATCGTGTTGGCGGGCGCGACCGAGACGGTCATACCTCCAGATCCTCCTCGCCATCGAGGTGATCCCCGTCTTTCCTGAGCACGAAGCACTCATCGCAGAGCCAGACCGTTTCGATCTCGTCGAAGCTGTAGAAGAGGAATGGATCGGGCCCTCGCCTGCAGTCCTTCTCCTGCTTGCAGTACTGACATTTCTTTCGCGTCCAGGGCTGGTTGTTCCATATCTCCATCATGCCGCTATCTCCGTTCCGTCCGGCAGGATGCACCGGCCGTCCATAATCGGGATCGTGTACAAGGTGTCGCTGCGCCGGCCGAGGTAGCCCAGGATGAAGGCGTTGACCCATTCGACGGGCCGGCCCGTGCCGTACAGCGGGATTGGCTTGCACAGACAGCCGGCGCTGCGGGCCTGGATGATCCTCGCCGGCGACCAGATGTTCTGAATGATGCTCGTGTCGGCACGGTGCGTATGGCCGTGGATGACGCTCTTGCCCTGGCTGATTTGGAGGTGGTTCTTCGTCGCGTGACGGGCATATGACCAGCCGTGCACGGCGATGATGCGCGAGTTGACAGCGTAGTGTGGGTACTTGCCCGACGTCGTGCCGTAGCGGACGTACGTGCATCGCTTTCGGTCGCGCATCAACTGGATGCGCGGCGCCAGCATTGAGTACGCGCCCCGGCCCTCGGCGGTCGCAGCCGCCCACCGGTCAAGCCGGTACTCATGGTTGCCCTCCACCACCACCAGCCGGTCACAGGCGCCCTGAAGACGGTCCAGTATCGCGTTGGCCGTGACCAGATCGGCCTCGTAGTCCGTCTCGGGCATGCCGTAGGTCGGTGGATGCGTCGAGAATTGCCCGCAGTCGAGCAAGTCGCCCAGGCAAACGATCATGTCCGGCCGGAGGCGTTCGGCGGCGCAGCAGAACACCTCCAGCGCCGCGACGTTCTGATGGGGCACGTGTACGTCCCCGAAAGCGAGCATCGTTTTGCTGCCGGCCCTGGCCATTATTCATCCCCTGCGACCATGGCGGCCGTTCTCGCGTACCCGGCGATGTCGACCAGGTTGTCGCGCGTATGCTTGTGGCCTTCCCGTGCGACCTTCAGGCTTATCATGCACAGGGGCACATCCATCGCCGTGATCACGGCGCCCTCGCGGAGTTTTGCGGCCAGGATGCCGGTCCACATCAGTGCCGTTCGGGCAAAGTCATCGGCCGGATGGCCATAGTCCTTCTGCCGGTCCGTGCTGGTGATGCGCTGGGCCTCGGCCAGGATCGATTCGCTGGGGTCGGCGGCCGCCAGCCTGAGCCGGTGGAGGCCGACCGTGGGCACCGGCGCTTCGATCATCGTCCGAAGGGTCTCGGCGTCGAGTATCTCCATCCCGAACGCGCGGGCGATCAGGTACTCCATCCTCGCGCCCAGTGAGTCCTCCCAGCCGGACAGCAGTGCGATGGCATCGCAATCCACCAGCAGGGCGACATCCGCGCGGAGGTAACTCTCGCGCGGCAGGTCCGTGCGTCCGTCAAAGTTCTCGGCCGGATTGGCTACCTCCCAACCGGCCGCCCTGAATCGCTCGGCCGCTGCGTGGAAAGCCGGATAGTTGTGATCGGCGTGGCCGGTCATCGGGCCGGCAATGTAGACTCGTCTAAGTTTGTCCATTGGTCAGTTGTCCTCCGGGAACGGGCCTCCACACAGCGGGCAGCGCCGCAGGGGCAGCTCGTCCACATGGACATCGAGCCTGCCGCCCCGAACGCGCGGGCGCCGCCGCGTGAAGAGGAGATCGATCTGGCTGTCGTCGAGATACACGCCGGCGTGCTCGAGCGCATCGAGCACCGGCTTGGCGATGTTGTCCAGGTCGCGCCGGCGCCGGTCCGGCGGGAAGGCGTCCATGCACAGGGCGATCCTCCCGCCGGCCGGCGGTTTGCGAGCCCCGCTGCCGCCCAGGAGGGCGCAGACGTTCCTGCGAAACGTCCGGCCCTCCCGGCTGATCAGCGTGCGCGGCCCGACGCGCCGCCAGTAGTGGTTGATGCTCGGAGGCCAGGGCAAGGTGAGGATCATGCTGCCTCCGAGAGCGATTCGCTGCGGGACTGCTTGCGCCAGGCCAAGATGCGCGACATCTCGACCTCGGCATCGTCGCGGATGGCGAACTCAGCCCGCTCGCGACGGTCACGCGTCCAAGCGTCGTGGTCGTCGAGCGGTTGAGTGCTGCGCCAGTAGTCCAGGTACGCATCGCGGATGGCGTAGAAGACCGTCTCCTTGCCTTCCACGATCTCACTCACCTTCACGATCCGCTCGTCGTGATTGACGACAGTGGTGTCTGTAGTCATCTCAGCACCTCCTTCATCGCTTCCACGGCGGGGTGCTGTCGGCGACGGGGGCTTGCTGCGGCTGGCCAGCGGCCGTTTCCTTCTTGGCGTACCCCTTGATCTCGTTGGTCAGCTCCCCGGTGTCCTCGCGCTTCTTGAGCTTGACGGTGATCACCAGCGGCAGGTTGTGCAGCTCCACGCTGTCCTTGGGCTGCATGACGCCGACCGCGTGGCAGATGGCCGAAAGCTCCGACCGGGCGATCTTGACCGCCGTGGCGTTGGGGTTGTTGAGGTTCAGGCGCGCCCACAGGATGCGGTTTTTGTACTCGCCCTCCAGGAGCGTGAAGGTCAACTGGAGGTAGCTGCCGTTGCCGGTCTTGGTCGCCTTCATCTCCGACTCGGTGATGGCCGCGACGTACTTGCCGGCCGGGATCGGGTCGAAGCTGGTGGTGGGTTCGACTTCGTTCGCGTTGAAGTTTCCGAGGTTAGCCATTGGTGATGTCCTTTCCGTCGTTGGGGGTTTGACTCAATGCGGTCATGAGGGCCGACCAGCTCAGAGGCAGCTCGGCCGGAAGGCTGTAGCGGTTCTTCGCCAGGATCACGTTCGTGCCCTCGGTTCGGAGCACGCGCCGGTCGCCGTCGCGGGCCGCATACAGCACGGCGTCGGCCCACTCGATGAACGCCGGGGCGACCCAGTGGGGAAGGTCCGGTGCGGCCAGGCGGAGGTCGAAGCCTTCCGGCGTGGTCATCTTCGTGTTGGCCGCGTGGGCCAGGAGGATGATGGCCATCCCTTCGCCGGCGACGGCGTTGAGCATCGGCAGCAGGTCGCGGTAGACGATGTTCTGCACGATCTCCCTCGCCTTGAAGTAGCCGCCATGGGCCGTGCCGAGCGTGTTGGTGATGTCGTTGGGTGACTTGTCGTCCAGGTCCAGGACCACGTGCTCGATGATGCGCTGGACCATCCAGTCGACGGTATCGACGGCCACGGCGGGCACACCGTTCGGCGGACTGGAGGCCAGTTCGGCCAGCCACTGTCGCATCTGAGGCCACGTCTGGAGGTAGGGCGTGCGCGTCAGCCCCGATACCGCCCCGGCCCCGTTCTCGCAATCGATCAGGACCGCGCCGGCCGAGGCGGCGAACGTCGTTTTGCCGACGCCGGGTTGGCCGTAGACGATCATCTTGGGAGGTGACGGCGTGGTCGTGGTGATGAGTGTGTCCATGAGTGTCATGTGCTGTTCCTTGTCGTTAGAGGTTGTTGCTTTCACATCGTGCGGCCGGCCGAATGGCGGGTGTGGGAGTCGAACCCACGTCCCGAGGCGTATGAGGCCCCGGTAGCCCGGCCCCGCCCAGAAGCGCCCGGGCGGCGGCAGGGAGTCGGGCTTCTCTGTCAGGGGTTGAGTCCACTCCGGCCACATGGCCCGCCCGGGCGCTGGATGGTCACGCCACGTTGAGCATGCGGATCTCCTCGTAGCCGGTGGGCCAGTCGCCCAGGTCACGGCAGCGGAGCAGCCTGCGGATCGCCGCCTCGTTCTCCTGTTGGGCGATGGCGAGGGTGTCGTCGCCGAGGCGCCACACGCCGCAGCGGAACGGCTCTTTCTTCTCGACGCCGATCAGGTGGACGGGCATCAGTGCGCCGATGACCACCGCGAGCACGGCACGATAGAAGGCCATCTGCCGGTGGTAGCCGAAACGTCGGGCGTCGGACTCGAACCACGTCAAGTCGTCGCAGGTCTTGAGGTCCACGATGCCGCGGTGTGGATGAGCCCAGTCCAGGCGGATCTGGCACGGCACGCCGCAGTACTCGGCCCGCACGACGCCCTCGGACCGGCCGTACAGCAGCAGGTCGACGGCCTCGGCGTTCATGGACACGCCGGTGGCCATGTTCTGGACCAGGGCGGCCTGTTCGTGCGTCAGCACCGCCTTGCCCTGCGCGTCGGCCCATTCGCGATAGGCCTTGGTGTTCGGTCCGAAGGGGCGATTGGTCTTGGGGTTGACCGGGCCGCCGATCGCGTAGGCGGCCTCGTAGGCGTCGTGGCCCTGGAGGATCTTCACGTGGGCTGCGCGCCCGATGGCGTAGGCGGGCGAGTCCTTGTCCTCAATCAGGCCCAGGGCCTTCTTGCGGTGAAGCCACGGGCACCGCATGAAGTCCAGCAACTGGTGGCTGGAGAGGTACTGCTTGGCTTTGCCGTGGTACTCGTCCTCGGCCTCGCACGTCAGGACGCTCACGTCGATGAACTGTTCAGTCACGGTCTCGTCTCCCAATTCGCTGCGGTGGTCCAGTTCTCTACATTTGCGTGAGGGGCGAATCCTTTTCGGCCTATTTTGAAAAATCTCCAAACCGGCCCTCTTGAAGTAGGGGCGAATCCGATGGATCGCCCGGGTGATCGTTGCCGGAGAGACGCCCATCAGCCGGGCCGCCCCCGACGGCGAGTGGACCGTCAGCAAGCGGCAGACGACCTGAAGCCGTTCGGGCATGGCACAGATCACGGCCTCCACGTCCATCCGGAGATCTTCGGCTGCGAACGGTTCGCCGGTCGTCGCCGGGTCGATGATCGTCTCGTCGAAGCCCTCGGCGATGTCATCGAAGCCGACCGGGCGTGTGGCCGGGTCATTCCCGGGGCGTAGCAGTCTGCGGAGGATATGCCTGTATCGCCGGTCCAAGATGCGGCTGAGGAAGGTCTTCCACCGGGTACGCTTCTTGTCGTAGCGGGGTACGCCCTGAACGAGGGCCATCAGCAAGTCTTGGGTGAGGTCATCTCGCTCCGACTCGTCGAGACCGAACTTCTGCAAGATCCGGTCGACCTTGAAGGCAATCCGTTTCTGGACGTACGCCTCGGCCTTGTCCCGATCGAGGCCCGGTACGAACCGAGCCAGGAGATCGGCAAACCGCTGCGGCGTTTCGCCGGCGTGTTGCTCGGTGCCGGCCGGGGCGGCTGGTTGTGTCGTTCCGGTAATCATCAGTGTTTCCTTTCGGAGCCGGTCTGGTTCGTCGGTCTCCCCCATTACCTACCGGCGGGTGGTCGAATCTGTCGGGTTGGGCGCAGGCTCGGGCAGGTAGCTTTCCAGGCCGGCTTCCTCAAAGTGCTTCCTGATCTCTTTGATGGCGTCGTAGATGCTGGAGCGGTGGCGCCCCATGGCCTTAGCCACCTCCCGCGCCGAGCCCAGCTCCTTCAGTTGCTCGTAGACGTTGCGAAGACGGTTGGGCAGGGCCGCGGCAGCGGCGGTTATGTCGATAATCAGGTCGCCGAGTTCCTGTGGATCGCTGGACGGCGTGCCACGATGGCGGCGCGCATTCTGCTCGGTAACCAGGTCAGCCCCCGTCACCCACCCGTTATAGAAGGGGTGCGTATCAGCTTCGACGAGCACCCACTGACTGAGGCTGGCTTCCTCGCGGCGGTAGTCCCGGCAGTCGGCCTTTCGAGCGGCGATGATGTCTGCGATGGCGTTCCTGACCACCCGGGCGAGGAATGTGTTCTCTTGGGCCTTCGCCGGATCGAACCTCGGCCGGCGGCGTATGACCTCCAACGCGATCTGCTGCTCCAGGTCTTCCCGATCGAACTCGGTGAAACGATACCTGCCTATCGTCCTGTGGACCGTGATCCCGATGAGGGTGGTGACATACTGCGGGAGGGGACTGCGGTTGTTGATGGTACCCACGGCAAACGCTCCTTGGAGCGAAGGAGGCTCGTGGGTGTCGCCTCAGCCGGAGTCGACTGCTTCACCCCTGTGGGAAGTCACCGTGGGTCGCTCGGCTGAGCGGCACCACAGCGGCCACCTGCGTTGCGCAGGACCGATGTCCGGCGTCGCTCCGGAGAGCGTTTCCATGGGGCGTGACATGACGGCCTGGACCGGCAGACGGGGCCGAAATACGCATGAAGAAGGCCCGGCAAGAGAAGAATGCTGGGCCTCAACTATTTGGGGAAAAGTCG